GGTTTACTTTCTTGTTCGTTAGTAGAACCATCTCCATTATTTAACATCATATTTTTTTATTATATAAATATTGACTCATTTATTTTGGTGTGTTTTCGTCAACAATCCTATCCAACAATGTTTTTCTTAAACTTATTGGCATAATCAAAAAATCATGATATGTTATGTGTAAAAATTTCGATAAATAATAAAATTCTATATCCCTACCTTGTCGGTACTCAGAAGAAAGGGCGAAAAAACTCAGCCCCAAAGAGAATGTCCGCAACGACCTCTTTTCCTGACGGGGCTATAATTCTTTGCGTTAAATCTAATCTTGGTTCGTTTTCATACATGAAATTTTTAATGTATTTAGAATCCATGATTGGCATATTATCAATAAATTTTGAAATTTGTTCCTTGTCTTGTATACCATCAATTTCAACAATCATTTTTGACAATCTGATTGTTTGTCTTGGCGCAACTCTACCCGCAGGATATGAATCAACAATTCTATCAATTTCATTAGACTCACCAAGAGTTAATGGTTTCAACTTAATTTTTGAACCCGATTTTGGTAACACAGTTTCAAATAATCCCTCATCATTAGGTTCAACTGTAGTATCTTTAGTATACAACTCAGTTAACATAATTTCAGTATTAAAATCTTTACCTGTTTCAGGGTCGGTAACTTTTAATTTATAACTCGGCCCAAATGACGTGTTTCTTAAATAAATCATTATCGCTTCAACATCCCCATTTAATAAATCTTCAGGTCTAATATCCGATTCATAAATTTTACTTCTTAATAGATTTACCATTAAATTTTCTCTTGAGTTTGTGGCTAATAAGATATTTTCATCCGAAGCGGTAAGAAATCCAACTTTTAAAGATTTCTTTTTATTTAAATAAAACTTACCCTTTGACGGTAATGGAACCACGTCGTGAGGTAAATTAAAGTTCATCTGTCCATATTGCATATTTTGGTCCATAGTAATGTTTTTTAAAAAAATAAATAGTTAGTGTAATAAATCAATCCTTATTTTCCGATTTGTTATGTCTATTATCAAATTCTTCTTGCGTTTCGAATACTTTACCACAAGTCGGACATATAAATTCGGTATTACCTGAAAAAAAAAGTTCCATACACATAAGTATATGGAACGAATTTTTATAAATAAATAATAATTTTAGTATACTAAGATACAACGGTCAGGTCTCAAAGTGGCCGATATACTCGCAATACCATCTTGGGAATAACTTAAACTATCAAAGTTCACGCCTGTTAAGAATGTTCCTTGTAGTATCCATTTCTCAACAACAACTCCTGTTGGGTCTAACAATTCTAAATCAATGTCCTTCTTATAACCAGCCGCGTAACCCATACGTCCAGTAACAGACTCAGCGTGTAAACGAACCCATTCCATCAATGCTTGAGCGGCAGAAGGTCCGATTGGGTCACGGAATTTAACGTTAATTTCATTCCAAGTAAATCTACCAGCAACATATGTTGAGGTATTTAAAAATTGAATTTCAGTTGAATTTATTTTAATATTTGGTCGTGATGTTGATTCTACGAACCACTCATTAATTCCTAATGATGAAGGAAATCTTAAAATGAATCTGTTTTGTCTTTTGGGTTCGTAAGGAACCGGCATTTTCATCAGTAAATCAGCCATTGTCTTATTTTTTTAATTTTGTTTTATTGCTTATAAATAGTCTTGTTTATATTTTTTTCTATTTACTTTCATTATTTTTAATCTAAACTTCTACTAGTCCAGTTCCAGTATTAATTAATTTTTCTTTTATCTCCTGATTGAGTAGAATAAACTTTAACTCCTGGTTCATCACCAAATTCTTTATTAAACATTTCAACATTCTTTGGGTCATCATCAGAAACTCCTAATTGAAATTCAGGTATAAATGAATTAGATATATCATTCTTTATTAACGCCTTCGCTTTTAATTCAATTGCCAAATCTCTACAATATTCTAAAAAATCTCTAAATGCAATTTTTTTAAGTTCTTCGGGATTCGCGGCTGAACCTTCACCATAAGTTACAGGGTGAAATTTACATAGTCCCAAATATTCCCAAATTAATTCAATATCCTCAGCGTCTTGTAAATCAAAAAGTTCTCTATATCTTTTTAAATTACTCACACACTGTTTCATACTAATACCATCTCTACCAGAAAGTATTAATTCATAACATGCCTCTTTTAGAGTTTCAGGATTATGTCCTCTAGCAGTAATTATTGAGAATATTGAGCCTCCATTTATACACTCTACCAAATCCGACCAAGCTGGTCCTGTCGGAGCCATTAATGAATCAATAAGAAATTTTTCGTCACCGGCAGTTCCAAAATCACGGAACATATCTTTAGCAAAATCAACAATAGTATGTCCTTTATATAAAAAAGGTTCTTTACCTACTCTACTTCTATAACGAGCAAAGTCTTTTGTTGACATCCCGATTTCTTCATCATTTTCATCCAAAACATAGATAACTGTTGGCATATACATAATGTTATCGTCCCAGTCAAACGCATAATACTTTAAAGAAGGAACCCCTTCCTCCGACACTGTTTCAAGTAATCGGAGGATAAGGGTTTCTATTTCAGATTCATTTAAATACATATTAGATATTGTCAAATGATGCTCCTGTTGGAGTTATTAAGAATTCAATATCAATGAACTCTAAAGATTTAGTTGGTTTAACATAGATTTTACCTACTAATTGGTTTCTATCTAAGTCTTCAGCTGAAGATGAAACAGTTACACGGAAATCATATAAACCTCTGTCTCTTCTAATTGAGTCCAAGATAGGATTAACAGCGTCTAAGAAATCTTGTCTTACTTTAGCGTCGTTTTGTTCAAATAACAATCTAACTGCGACTGCTGAAATCAACTTACGAGCTTGTAATAATAATCTTCTTACATTCAATCTGTCAAGAGCTGACTCTCTAACTTGAAGAGTTTTGTTACCCCAAATTACAGTTCCTACGTCTGAGAAAGTTGCGATTGGGTTAATTCTTCCTTTGTATAGAGTATCTCTATCTTCTTGAGTTAACTTCTTACGAGCTTTAACAGCATTTACAATACCACGTGTGTAACCCGCAGATGCGAACCAAGGGAATGCAATGTTATCGGTCAACGCTAAGTTTCTACAAACTTCCGCAGTTGGTGGGATGTAGACTTGAGTGTTATTAACTGTATCACGAGTCAATACCCAAGGATAGTAAGTTGCGGTGTAGTTAGAATCAATTCCTGTTTCTTCTAAAGAATCAACAACATCTTGTGGGTAGATTAAATCGTCCGCAGTATATGTTTGAACAAATAAGTTACTGTCAGGAGTTGTACATAAATAAATTGAGTCCGCTCTATCAAATTCAATCATTTCAATAGTCGATTCAACTAAGTTTGAGTTATTTAACCAGTCAATACCAGGAGTTGCAAATACGTTAATATTTGTAGCTTCAGGATTTGAGAATGTTTTAATACCTAATAAGTAAGCGTAATAATCAGTATTTGCCCAATCTTGAGTATTATCACCTACAGTAATTAATTTGAACATACCCGCACCTGATGCGTTTGGATATCTTGCGGTTGCACATGCTCCGTATAAGAATCCTCTTTGTCCTACTTGGAATAAGTCACCATTAGTTCTTGTTTCTCTATAGATATCCCACCCATCAAATCCACCTTGTACTAATAAGCTAAATTTACGAGAGAACAATCTATAATATGGACTTGACGCATTAGTTGGTTCTGAGTTAAATGATGCTGCTCCAACTTCAAAGGCCGACTCACCTGAAGTAGTATATCCTGATGGGATTAATACAACAGTTGCCCCACTATCCATGTGGAAACCTTTAGAAATAAACGACCATTCGTCACCACTTGTATCTTCACATGGGTCAAGAGGTCCTTGTTTTCCTTTATATTGGTAGTAATCACTATCGTAACCAATTGTATCTGAAATACCTAAATAAGTTCTTCTTACATTATCACCGCCACTTCTAATTACAACATCAGTTCCGTCAGTGATACCAAATGGTGGGTTAAAAACAACTTCACCTGGAAAATCATATTTAGTCTTATAAATTGGGAAACCTGTTTTAGCTCCCGCATATTCTCTTGATTTGTAACCTTCAAATCCACAAGGAAGAGCGTCTACCGGTGCATCAACGTTATAGTCAACCATAATATATTTAGAGTTCAATACAAATTCACCATCAGAAGAACCAATTTTCTTAGCGATATAATTGTTTAACTGTGGGTCCATTGAACAGTTTGTGAATTTTTCTAAAACAACTGGTGATTCATCAGTGTCGTAGAAATTTCTAACAACAACGTCAAATGTACCATTTGCAAAAGAGATATTCATAATTGAAATCTTAACTTGGAAGTTTGCGGAATTACCATCAGCAATTGAAACAAATCTAAATAATTTGTAAACATTATTACCTCGTAATTCAGAAACAACCCAAGGAGATAGTGGACTTTGGTATTTTTCTAAGTACCATGCGATTGATGTACCAGCATTATAATTTTGTCTATAACCAGGTAATGCAATCAATTCTGAACTTAATCCTCTGATATATCCTTTTCTCCAAGCCCATGTCAACAATGTACCATAATTTTCTTCTAAGAATAATGGAACTTCAGTTCTTGGTTTTGAGAAGTTTCCGTAACCTAAAACTTTATTAATTGCTGTAGAATCTGTTTCAGATAAACTAACTTTTAAATTAAAGTTAACATTATCAACCGTAGTTCCTGTAATTGCAAATGGTGCAAAAGGATTTTGTTCAACCGCTGAATAGCTACCTGTAAAATTTAATCCTACTGAGGTTAATCCTGTAACTTGATATGATGGTCCGTTAGAATCTGCAGTATAGAATGTATAACCTCTTGAACGCATTGTCGCAACAACTAATTCATGATAATCCGAATACGTATTACCTGTCATATTGAACACATAACCATGAATTGTACCTGAGTAACACACATTAGGTGTTGTAGGTGTTGAAGTTACTGTTGGAGTTGGAGTAGGTGTTACATCACAAGGATTATAGGTTGAAGTAACTGTCACTGTTGGTGAAGGTGTAGTTGTTGTAGTAACAGGAAGTAATTCCAAGTTTTCAATTACAACTACAAAAGAATACCCTGAATAATTTTCACCTGTTGTTGGGTCAAATAATCCATAATACCATGTATCATTATAAGGTGAAGTGAAACTACAATTATATGAAGAGTTACCACTACTTCCCATAACGTTAGTAATATTTGTAAATCCTGCACCTGTGTAAGTGTTATAAACATCACCTGGTACAATACCCCAAATAGCAATAGAGTCACCACTCATGGTAGTGTCTGATAAAATACCTTGAACAAAAGCTTTTAAATCCGCTTCTAAATTTGAAGTCCCTCCATTAAACTGAGTGTAATTGTTTGTCAATTTTGCTTCAATTTCTTCAGGAAATAAACCTTCAAATGATAACTGAGAAATAAAATTACTACATCCAGTAAATGCTACTGAAATTTCACTAGTTCCTGTAATCACACAATTTGTTTGACAAACTGCTGGGTCAACTGAATAGTTTGGTGTTGTTGAACAACTGTATGTGTAACCAACTGTTGATGAATCAACGTTTGCCACTGTTTTAATTGACCAAGATGGTCCCGCATCATAACCTGAAAGACCTAATACTCTTGTTACGAATAATTGATTTGATTGTTGAAGATATGCCTTTGCGATATAAGACATCTCATACTTTGGGATTTGTGTGTTAACAAATTTCTCAGGTGTAGTACCCCCAAAATAAGTTTGATATTCATCATAATTAGTGATGAAAATCGGTTCAAAAGCCGGACCTTTGGTTGCTTCTCCAACTAACCCCAAAGTTGTAACACCTACACTAGATGTTACAAAGCTTAAGTCCCTTTCTGATGTATAAACACCAGGCGAAACGAATACTTTGTTTGCTGTTGCCATTACTTTTTTCTTTCTTAATTTTTATTTTTCTATAAATATTTGTATTTTCTTCAAAAAACTTTACTTTGTAAAACATATTTATAAATTGGCAGACTTTATTCTGCCTTTTTTCTACCTATGTCTAAAACCATTAAGAACATAAAAATATCCGAAGAAAGTCATTCTTTGCTTAAAAAGTATTGTAATAAAAAGGGATTAAAAGTTTACCGATTCTTAGAAGATTTAATAATGAAAGAGTGTAAAGAAGTGAAAGATGTCTATGGTGAGAATTAAACAAGGATGTTTTGGAAACTTAGTTTAGCTTCTAAATTATCATCTTTCTTAGTTATTT